CTGGAGCATATTTTCTATCTCGATTTTCTAAAAAAAGTAAATCTTGTATTGTTAACTCACTAATGTTACTACCCGAATAATTTGGTTGTGTAGGTGATGCCTCGCCATCTTTATTCGTGTCTCCCTGGTCATACGGGCCTAAATATTTGTGTATCAAAAGGTCGGTGCCTCCAACAGTGAACATCTCTTTTATGTTCTTATCGAAGAATTTATAGTCATTGCCTTTCTCAGGCTTGTATATTGATAATCTTGGCATCTTACGTATATTTATAGATTGTTCGTTTCGCAATAAATATGTGTATGTCAGAACTACAAACAGGCCAACAAGAAGTATTTGAATACGTAAAAAATAATCTAGGCGAGGGTATGATCGATGTTGAATTAGACCCAAAACATTACGAAACGGCCCTAGAAAGAGCAGTAAACAAATACAGGCAAAGATCGTCAAATGCTGTTGAAGAATCATATGCATTTCTTACACTGAAAAAAGATCAGAACAAATACATTTTACCAGATGAAGTAATAAATGTAAGAAAATTATTCAGAAGAACTGTGGGATCCAGAACAGAAGGTGGACAAGGTGGTACATTATTTGAACCATTCAATTTGGCCTACACCAACACATATCTATTAAGAGCAGGCGCAACAGGCGGACTAGCCACTTACTATGCGTTTGCAAGTTATCAAGAGTTGGTAGGGAAACTGTTCGGTTCATTTATCCAATTTCATTTTGATGTGGCCACTAAAACTTTGACTATCACACAAAGACCTAGAGCAGATGACGAAACGGTATTGATGCATACTGACAATTACAGACCTGACATAACACTATTCAAAGATATCTATTCTAAACCATGGATTAGAGATTATACACTTGCAGTATGTAAAATAATGCTAGGTGAAGCAAGAAGTAAATTTGGACAAATTGCTGGTCCACAAGGAGGCACAACATTAAATGGTGCTGACTTAAAGAATCAAGGCCAGGCAGAAATGGAAAGATTAGAAGAAGATATCAATAAATTTGCCGATGGTGGCACGCCTCATAGTTTTGTTATAGGTTAATTCTCAAATATACTCCTTTAAATAATAGCCATTATGGCAAAGATTAATATTTTTACAAACAACGATAATCGTGATAAATCCTACCAAGAATTGACGATGAAAGAATTGGAAACTAAAGTGAACCAATTGGAAAAAGAAGCAAAACGTGTGCAAAAAGATCCCCAACTGAGAAAACAAGTTTTGCGTAACGTTAAAGATACAAAAATAGAGATTGCAAAACGAATAAAATAATAGTATAATCGTAAGATGCTATTAGGAATTGTAGGACTTATAGGTTCTGGAAAAGACACAGTTGCACAAAGACTGGTTGAAAAGCATGGATTTCAACGAGACAGTTTTGCAAAAAGTTTAAAAGATGCAGTAGCATCTATGTTCAATTGGGATAGAGAAATGCTAGAAGGAAACACCTCATCTAGCCGACACTGGAGAGAACAGCCTGACAAATTTTGGAGTGAAAGATTTGGAAAAAGCGTCACTCCTAGGTGGGTCTTGCAATATTTTGGTACTGAGGTAATGCGAGGCAAGATGTATGATGCAATTTGGATTGATAGTTGCTTGGGTAGATACAGAGGACAAAACACAGTCATATCAGATACTAGGTTTGTAAACGAAATTAAAACAATCAAAGCACACGGTGGCAAAATAATTTGTGTAAAAAGAGGAGATTTGCCTTCACAAAAAGAAATGCAGGAAAGAGGCGCTCATAGGTCAGAATGGGATTGGTTGAACAGTGATTTCGATTTTATTATAGACAACTACGGCACAAAAGATGAACTATTCCAAAAAGTTGATGAATTAGTCATCAGCCTGGAGGTCACCCATTCTCCAGCCGAGTCTCTTCACACTGGTTAATCGCTGACAATTAGCACACACAGTTTTTAAGTTAATTGGCTTTACATTCTTCTTATTGCCGTCCACAAAGTACACATTCATTTGACTTTTTTCAACTGCTTTAAAACCACATAATTCACATTTATTTTTCAACTTATACCCAGATCTTTGGAGTGGTGTAATGCCACCAACTTTAAGGTTTTTTTCTTTGCGTATACAGGTGTCACACTTGCTCCGCCAATACACTTTTCCATTCCTCTTATACCCGTACGATCGAGGTTTATCATTGCATTTTTTACATAGTGGTCTGGTGCCTATATCCATATATTGTATTTACGTCGCCTATATAGGCACCAAATTAACGCATCATTTGTCGTACTATTTGTAAAAACGCAATAAATAAGTCTAGTATATAAAAATACTAACTTGCAAGGAGAATAACTAGTATGCCAACATTAACAAGTCCAGGAGTAGCAGTCTCAGTAATTGACGAGAGTTTCTACGTACCATCAGATGCGGGTACAACACCACTATTCATAGTAGCATCAGCACAAGACAAAAAAAGCGGTTCAGGTGAAACAACTGCACCGGGTACAACTACTGCAAACGCAAATAAAGTTTACCTATTAACATCACAAAGAGATTTAACAGAAACGTTTGGTGATCCAACTTTCTATACAGACGCATCAAGTAATCCATTGCAAGGTTATGAATTAAATGAATACGGGTTACAAGCGGCATACTCATTTTTAGGAATCGCCAATAGAGCATACGTAATGAGAGCAAACGTCAACTTATCACAGTTGACTGGAAGTGCAAACGCACCAACATCTGCTCCAACTGACGGAACATACTGGTTTGATTTAGCAACTTCAAAAATAGGTATTTTTGAATGGTCTGCAACTAATCAACAATTCACTACTAAAACGCCAACTTTAATTACTTCTACTGGAGATTTAGTTGGAGGCCTTTCAACTGGTGCACCAAAAACATCAGTAGGATCAGTAGGTGATTATGCGGTGAACACAACACACGCATCAAACAAAATTTATTTTAAAAACGACGGCAACAGTTGGGTGCAACTAGGTTCAAATGCTTGGAGTATATCACATCCAACAATCATTGGTACTAAATCAACTGGAGCAGTTACATCCGGTCATTCAATTGTAATCAATGGCACAACAGTTACTACAAACAGCACAACTTTTGCCAACGTTGCAGAAAGAATCAATGCGGCATCAATTACAGGTGTCACAGCGGCAGTTGACGCAAATACAGGTTTCATAGAAATATATTCAAATGGAACATCTGCTTCAGATGGTTCAACAGTTGACGGTAAAATTACACTTGCTAATGGCAGTGGATCAATTTTAACTGACACAGGATTGACAGCAGGCACATACGCGGCTCCACAATTTTATCAAGCAGGACACACGCTAAGACCTGAATGGAAATCAACAGACACTACACCAAGACCAAATGGTTCAGTATGGTTTAAGACTACTGCTCCAAACAATGGTACAAGCATAGTGGCAAAACTTTACAGTTCAGCAACATCTTTGTTTTCAACTGTAAGTTCACCATTATACTCAACACACCACAATGCGATTTACAATTTAGATCCAGCAGGTGGTGGATCTGGTTTAACTGTAGGACAACTTTACACACAATTTAACATAACTGAAAATTCAGGACTTGACACTACACCAAATGTAGGTGATTTCCAAATTTTCAGATATGAAGGTGGAACAACAGTAGCACAATCAAAAACTATATTCCCAACATTTACAAGTGGTGAGCAGTTTAAGATGCAAGAATCTACTGCCTCATCATTGACTCTATCAACTGAAAAAACAGTTACAGTAACTAACGGTGATGGTTCTAGTATTGCAGACAACGAAGACTTTGTATCAGCAATCAACGGTGCAGGCTTTACTAACGTTGAAGCAAGTATTGTAAGTTCAGGTCAATATAGAGGCGCTGTACAAATTACACACAAACTTGGCGGCGAAATAAGAATGGTTGATTCTTTAGGAACTCCATTAGCAGATGCAGGCTTTACATCAGGTAATGCAGATGCATACGGAGATTACGCTACAACAAGAACAAATAAAATTGATAACTTGTATCAAGTGCCAACTGGAGAAACTTTAGACTCAACGGCAAACAATGCACTATTAATATCTAACTGGAAAAGATTATCATATGTTGCATCAACTACCGCTCCGACTAATGAACCAGCAAACGGAACACTTTGGTATGACACAAATTTAGAAGCAGATATTTTAGCACATGATGGTACATCTTTTAAAGGATACCTAAATGTATATGCTAGTACAGATCCAAATGGTCCACAATTTAGTGCAACAGAGCCAACTACACAATCAGATGGCACAGCACTTGTTGACAACGACTTATGGGTAGACACTAGCGATTTAGAAAATTATCCAAAACTTTACAGATACAACACAACATCTAAAGTTACAAACAGTGTATCTGGAATAAGTTATTCAACTAATCAGCCTGCTTTTGAACTTGTAGACAATACAGATCAAACTACTGAATCAGGTGTGATTTTTGCAGATGCAAGATACCACACAACAAACGGAAAAACAGATTCAGCAACAACAGGCGGCGTTGGAACAGCAGGATCAATTAAAGATCTTTTAAGTGATAACTTTGTAGACCCTGATTCACCAGATCCGGCATTATATCCAAAAGGTATGTTGCTTTACAACACAAGAAGAAGCGGTTACAATGTAAAAGAATACAAAAACAGTTACATAACAACTGCGGCATATCCAGGTTCAGGATCAACTGGTTTAGGTAACACTAGACAGAGCAATGAGTCTGTTGCAACTTATTTCCCAGACAGATGGGTAAACAGGTCTGCTAACGAACTTGCCGGTTCTCCAAACATGGGTAGAAAAGCACACAGCAAAGTTATTGTTGAGCAACTTAAAGCAGAAGTAAACACTAACCAAGCAATCAGAGAAGATCAAAGAGGATTCAACGTTATGGCGGCTCCTGGTTATCCAGAACTGATTGCAAATATGTTAAACTTAAATGCTGATAGAAATTACACAGCATTTGTTGTTGGAGACACACCATTTAGATTAGGTTCAACAGCAACAGAATTATCTAACTGGTCTAACAACAACGCAGGCGCAGTTGATAACGGTGACAAAGGTTTAGTATCAAGTGATGAATACCTAGGCGTGTTTTATCCATCAGGAAGAACAAGCGACAACAGTGGTAAATCAATCATTGTACCACCATCTCATATGATAATGAGAGTGTTAGCAAACAACGACAACGTGGCATTCCCATGGTTCGCTCCAGCAGGAACAAGACGTGGAGTTGTAGATAACGCAACAGCAGTTGGATATATTGATTCAACAAGTGGTGAGTTCGAAACAATTTCTGTAAATGAAGGTTTAAGAGATGCGATGCACACAGCGAAGATCAATCCAATTACATTCTTTGCAGGTGCAGGTATTGTTAACTACGGTAACCTAACTAAAGTTGCACCAACAATGACAAGTGCATTAGATAGAATTAACGTATCAAGATTGACAGTTTATCTAAGAACACAATTAAACAAAATAGGTAAACCGTTTATTTTTGAACCAAACGATGAACTGACAAGAAACGAAATCAAACAAGCGGTTGAATCATTCTTGTTAGAATTAGTTGGTCAAAGAGCACTTTATGACTTCTTGGTAGTTTGTGATACCACAAACAACACACCAACAAGAATAGACAGAAATGAATTGTATGTTGATATAGCAATTGAACCAGTGAAATCGGTTGAATTCATTTACATACCATTAAGACTAAAAAACACTGGAGAGATATCACAACTTGGTTCGTAACCAGAATAAATAGAGAGGAAGATAAAATATGGCAATTTCAACATTATCAAAATTTACAGTACCACTAGCAAGTGATCAGAGCGCCGCAAACCAAGGTTTGCTGATGCCGAAATTACAATACAGATTTAGAGTGATACTAGAAAACTTTGGTATATCTACTCCAAGATCAGAAATCACAAAACAAGTTGTTGATGTAACAAGACCAGATCTAAGTTTTGACCAAATTACTTTAGACGTGTACAACTCAAGAGTATACATGGCAGGTAAACACACTTGGGCGCCTATAACACTTACAATTAGAGATGACGTAAACAACGCAGTGTCTAAATTAGTTGGTGAACAAGTACAGAAACAATTTGATTTCTTTGAACAAGCATCTGCTTCTTCAGGTGTAGATTACAAATTTACAACTAGAATTGAAATGCTAGACGGTGGTAATGGAGCGGCGGCACCAGGCGTATTAGAAACGTTTGAATTATACGGTGCTTACGTTGAGTCTGTTAACTACAACACTTTAGCATATGCAACATCTGATCCAGCAACAATAACACTTGCTATCAGATACGATAACGCAGTACAGACTCCACAAGGAACAGGAATTGGTAGTGCGGTAACTAGAACTCTTGGCACACTTGCAACAGGTGGCGGAGTATAATAATTTTCAAATATAATACAAGGAAAGCGCCTTTTATGGCGCTTTTTTTGTGACTATAAATACAGTATGCCAAGTATAAACAATTTCTTAAAAGGATTCTCTTCTGGTTTACCAGGAATGAAAGATTACAGACACGCATCGCGTCTGTATTTTGATGACAATTTTAAACTTGCACCAAAAAATAAATTTTTATTTCATGTAGTATTTGACATAGACTCAACAGTTTTACAAAACAAAAATTTTGGCAAAAATGTTATGTTGGATCTTAATATGCTTGTGAAAGCAATTGACCTTCCTAAGTATAACTTGAACTTAGAAGAGAAACAGCAGTACAATAAAAAAACATATGTGGCTACGAGAATACAATATTCACCAGTCAACATAACTTTTCATGATGACAATGCCGATACTGTGAATGCTTTCTGGAAATCATATTATGAATATCATATTGCTGACTCTATTGTGACAGATCCAAATATGCGAACAATGAACAAAGATACTTTATATGACAATGCAGATGCTATAAAGAACACACAATTTGGTATGGACACAGCGGTGGTTAGGAAGAAACCACTTATAAGAGGAATAGATATTTTTGTTTTGCACAAACAAAGATTTACATCGTTCTCTTTAATAAATCCAGTTATAGGTTCATTCAGTCATGACAATTTAGATCAAGCAGACGGGCAAGGTATAATGCAAAACACGATGGAAATATTTTACGAAACAGTATTATATAGATCTGGATTAATAAAAGGAGGAGGCGTTCCTGGATTTGCAACGGTACACTATGATTTAGAACCGTCGCCATTATCAGTTTTAGGTGGAGGTACTACATCTATTTTTGGACCTGGTGGTATAGTAGATGGCATAGGTTCAGTGATAAGCGATGTACAGCAGGGACAAGTTGGACTAGGCACAATTTTAAAAGGAATCAACACTTACAATAATGCAAAAAAAGTAAAAGCAAAAGATGCCTTGAAAGAAGAGATAGGCGGAATAGTAAAAGATGAGATTAAAAAAATTGGTGAAAGTGCTGGTACTATTGCCAATCCAGTTGGAGATTTTTCCGTAGGTGCCGCGGCGGCAACAGTTGCACTTGCAGGCACAGTCGCTAATGCAAAATCATTGATTGACGATAAAGATAATCAGTCAACAACTGTTATAGCCACGCAGGACACAGTAAATTTTTTAAGTTCTACGGAAGCAACAAATTTAGTAAACAGCAATGCACAGGTAAGAGATAGTATTGCGGCATCGATGTATTTTAAAGACATTGGATCAAGAAAAGGACTATCAGTCGCAGAAAGTGAAATTGAATATGCGGCTCAAAGTGATAGTGTAAAAAATACATACAATAATCAAGCAGTTGCAAATGTAAATCAACTAGTGACAGATGGATATATAAAAATAGATAGAGAAACAAACGAAGTTGAAATAGAAGCAGAAAAGGCTAATTTATAATGACAAGAGTATATTCAAACTTACCATCGGAAAACAATGATTCGTTGAAAAAATCTATAGACGAATTAACAAATAATCAGTACGTTGATCCACTTGAATTCAACGTTGGTGAATATGATGCAACTATTGGCTTTTTTGTAAAACGTGGATTTGACCGAGAACCAGCAGAACAATTAGCCTATATAATTTTACAACAGGCAAAGGTAGACAATATTAACTCCCAGGAAGTTTTACAAAAACTCGGAGACACGAATCCTGCACAACTAAATGAGGTTGTAACAATGATACTTAATGCCAACAGATTTAGATCAAGTGCTTTAGGTACTAGATCAAAAAAGACTGGAAAAGATTCTGTTTCAAGAAATATATTGGGGTAACCCATGAAGTTCGCACACGGCAAATATAATCTTAAAAATCAAGAAAAATATATTGGATTAAAGACCCCAACATATAGATCAGGGTGGGAACACGCATTCATGAGATTGTGTGACGAACATCCTAACGTGGCTAAATGGGCAAGTGAATCAATAAAGATACCTTACAGGCATCCGTTTACAGGAAAGTATACAATATACGTCCCAGATTTTTTTGTAGTCTATGTTGATAAGAATGGGCGTAAACACGCAGAACTAATTGAAGTAAAACCCGCGGCACAATCAACTATGGAAAGGGCAGGTAGAAGTTATAAAAAACAGCAACAGGTAATAATTAATAACGCAAAATGGGAAGCGGCAAATGCCTATGCAAAACAACAAAAAATAAAATTTAGAGTCGTATCAGAAGAACAATTATTCCACAACGGCTCGCGTAAATAATATAATGACAAAGAAATTAGAAGACATTTTAAATTTACCAAATGTAAAAGAAGCATTTCAAAAGGTTGATGCCAAAGAAGCACAAAGGCAAGATACAAATGGTAAAACTATTCCTAAAAATATCGATCCTCAAACAGCAAAAGCATTAGAAAAAACTTATGCCGAATTTGACAAAATCGAGAAGGCACTGCCGGCTGTGAAAGGTCTGGGCGAATTGTCAGATCTAGAACTTGATAAGTTAGCCGGTGAGGCTGAAGAATCATATAAGAATCTGATGGACTTGGGGATGAACGTGGACAGTAGGTACAGTGGACGTATATTTGAGGTTGCAAGTACCATGTTACGGAATGCCATTGACGCCAAATCCAGCAAAATTGACAAGAAATTAAAGATGGTTGAACTACAATTAAAGAAACATAAGATCGATAAAGACGGTAAAGACGACCCAGAACCTATAGAAGCGGACGGATACGTTATAACGAACCGGAACGAATTGATGAGAAAACTTAATAAAAAAGACTAAATAAACGTGCTATGAGTGAATTCGCAAAATATTTAACAGAATCATCTAAAGAATACGACTATAGAATAAAGGTTGCCGGCGATTTAGATAAGGATTTTGGCAGTAAATTAGAAACTTGCCTACAGAAATATGAAGTAGCAAAACTTTCTGCTGGCAAAACAACTCCAATTGTAGAAATGCCTTTGGATTTTCCAAATCTTAAAAATGAAAAAGTAACAATTTTTGATGTTACTACACACTATCCAGCATCTGTAATGGAGTTAAGAGAGTTGGTTGCAGATTATATGAGATGTTCTCCTAATTTTGTTGTAGTAAGAAAACCAAATGAACCCACAGAAGAATATCAAGAAGAAGCAAAAGTAAAAGCAAAATCAGAATACAAAACAAGATTGCTTGATTTAGAATATCAAGATGCACCAAAAGTAAAAGGTGAAGATTTCCATTCAACCAAAGCAAATATGAGTCTCTTGAAAGAATTATTAAAAGACAAAAAAGATGGTGAAACTACACACAGACACGAGTACGCGGCGAAACCCGAAAAGCATGATGTACAAGAAAAAGAAGACAAGCCAACACCATCACCTATACAGGCGGCACATAAAGGACCTGTAAAAGGAAACCCTAACCCTGCAGGAGCAAAATAATTATGGAAATGTTAGATGTACTAAAAAAATTAAAAGAAATTGCAAACACTAATCCTGAAATAGTTGCTGATGCATTGGACAATGTGCAGAGAACAAATCCAGAAGAAATTCAAACAGATGAAGGCAGAGTAAAAGATGCTGTCATAGGCGCTGAAGAGAT